CATGTAGAAGTAGGAGCATCAGCTGAAGTAGGAGCATCTAACTCAGTAGAGTACGGTGGAGTAACTAACACAACCGAAGTACATGCTGGAGCAGAAGCTAAAGCATATGTTGGTGCAAGTGGACAAGTAGGAATGGATGGTGCAGAAGGACATGCAGGAGCAATGGCTGGAGCATCAGTAGGAGTAGGCGCATCTAATAGCACATACGATGAAAATGGTAATGGTGCTGAAGTTGGTGCTGGAGTATCAATCGGAGTACAAGCCGGAGCTGAAGTAGGCGGAGGCGCTACTATGGATGATGGTGTTGCAACCGTTGGAGTAGATGGTAAAGTTGCCTTATTAGCCGGGGTTGATGTAGATGCTTCAGTTAGCGTTGACACTAAACCAGCTCAAGAAGCAGTCGTTGATACAGCAAACACAGTAGCTAAAGAAACTACTAAGGTAGTAGATAAAGTATCAGAACCTGTAAACAACGCGGGTAACGCAGTTGTGGGTGGAGCTAAAGATGTTGGTAACGCAGCAGTTGGTGGTGCTAAAAATACTGGTAAGAAAATAAAGAAAGCATTTAAGTTCTAAATGAGCCGACCTTACACCGATATACAAATCGACGACTACTGCGTTCAACGTAAGTTCGATGCAAACGTAGACTCTCAGGAGCTATACTGGCATAGAGACGACGAAGATCGAATCGTAGAAGTAATGAAGTGCGGTGAAGGCTGGAAGTTTCAAACTGACAATGAACTCCCTATTAACTTAGAAGAGGGTGTAACGATATTTATTTTAAGGCACGAATGGCATCGTGTTATCAAAGGTTCTGGAGACTTACTTATAAAAATTTACAAATATGGCAAAGAAAAAACAGTCCGATAATGAGATTATCGACGAAGTAATTGCACAATCAGCATCAGTTATTGAATCACTTCCAGAAGAAGTAATCGATGAAATTATTGCTGCCCCAGTAATTGAAGTAGTAAAAGAGAAAGCTACCAAAGTAGCAGCTAAAACACCAGGTATGTACCACAATGGTCGTCTAATTGAGAAAGTTATCTCTAGATTAGGAAGAACATGGGCAGTTGCTATCGACGGTAAGAGGGAGAAAGTACTTAGATCTGAAATTGAGATTATCAAGTAATGGCTAAGATTAAGTCTCAATCCGCATCTATGGCTTACGAAAAACCAAACGTAAGCCGTCCAGGTGTACATTCTAAGACTCAAACTTCTCATTTAAAGAGTAGCAAGAATTATAAAAAGAAGTACCGTGGCCAAGGCAGATAAAGCAGCAATGCACGCTTTTATGAGAGACCTCATTAGAGAGGTGCTTACTGAGGAGAAGCCTGGCTTATGGGCTAACATTAGAGCTAAGAGAGCTAGAGGTGAGAAACCATCTCACCCTAACTCCAAGGCTTTCAAAGATGCAGTTAAAGCAGGCAAAGAAATCAACAAGAATAGCTGATAAGCTTCCTACCTCAGGTATCCGAAGAAGAACTGCGTCAGGGAGATTAGGAGGTGAAATATAATGTTTTTGTAGTTTCCATTATACAGCAATTATGAAGAAGAGTGAATTAGTAAGTATTATTAAAGAAATGATCCGCAAGGTAGATGGTAAGTATGTTGTCTATCCTAAACACGGTGGTGAAAGACTCGGTACTCACGACACTAAAGCAGCAGCTGAAAAGCAGTTAGCTGCCATTCATATTAATAAAGAAGTTGTAGCGCCTGCTGACGAAGACACTACTAATATGTTACAGTTAGCAGCCGGTATCGGAGTAGAGTTAGAACATACAGATGATCGAAGAGAAGCAACTAAGATTGCTCTACAGCATCTAGCTGAAGATCCATACTACTACTCTAAGTTACTTAAAGCAGGATTAGAAGAAGGTCCTCATGATCCTATGAATCCTGGCATTCTAAAGAAAAGATTAGGTAGCTTATCATGTTCTAAGGTGAGAGCTGAAAGAAGTAAGCTTAAAGACAAAGGAACCACATATGCTAAAGCATTACAAAGGTATTTAAACTATCACTGTCAGTAAGCTATTTATAAAGAAATAACATTACCATGGCCATATCCTTTAAGAAAGAGATCATCTTAGAAGCTATTCAGCAAGTATTAGCAGAAGCTGAGACAGTAAAGAAAGTAATCGGACCAAAAGGCGGATCTATTGCTCAAGCAGTATCCCCGGAAGAAGAAATCGAGCTTAAGAAAGCTGGTGCTAAGATTGAGCCGATGGAAGAAGATCACGCTGAGAATCCTAACGATGAATCAGATATGGCTAAAGTACAGTTACACAATACTGCCAAGTACTGTATCGAGCTTTTAAGAATGATCCAAGACGGTCAGCAATTAGATGCTTGGGTTCAAAGTAAATTAACTGTAGCTTTTGAACATATTGATACTGTTAAGCATTATCTAGAAGGAGAGCAGTATTTAGCTTCTACTGAAGCTCCTTCTGAAGAAGAACCTCTTATGGAAGATGATGATGTTTATGATACAGATATTGATGATAAGCAGCCATCTAAAAAAGATCTTAAAGCAGCTGAAAAAGAAACAGGCGGTAAACGTACACACTTTACTCCTGAAGCTCAAAAGATGCATGACATCATTAAAGTTAAGGTCAATAAGATCGAAAAGAAAATGGACGATAAGCAAGACTATAAACTTGATCTTGCAGCATTAAAGCAGTATATCAGCAAACCAGAAGTTAAAAAAACACTTGGATCAAATCATATTAAAGGTATGGTTAGTTCAATTATCGGTGAGACACTCACAGAAGGTGTATCATGCTGCGGAAGATGCGGAAGAGTTCACGAAAGCTCTCAAGAGTGTAGAAAACCTTACATTTCAAAAAGCAGTCCTAAGCATTGCAGCAATAAGAAGTAATGAAGATTCAAGATCTAAAAAATATTATTGAAGAAGCTTACTACGAGCTTTTAGCCGAGCAGGGAATGATCTCTACTCCAGCACAAGCTATGTACGAGAAAGCCTGTAAGATGAGTGAAGTTCAACTTAAAACTCTTCTTAACGAATTAGAAACTCAGGAGTTCTTAGATGCTGTTGAAGATGAATTTGATTTAGAAACCCTTCAGTTAATGAAAGGAGTAATCGAAAAAAGAGTAGCATTCCTTCAGAAAGGTCTTGATATCGCTAACCCAAGAACAGTAGTTAAAGGGTACATTAAAGAAGCAGAAGGCGACGAAGAAGAAGTACCTACTGAAGAACCGACCGAAGAAACACCTGATACAGAATTTGCTGATTCAGGAGAAGTTGCTGAAGAGGAAGCTCCTGATGCTACAGCTGACATCCTAGCTAAGTTCCCTACATTAAAGAAGACATTAGTACACCTAATGACTCCCGATTTTGAGGAGTTTGTAGAAAAGGTAGGCTGGATGTCTCCTAAGCCATCTACATTTAAAGTAGAGTTTAAGAATGGACAAGACATACTGCTAAAATGGATGGGCAAAGGCTTTGAAGCTACAGTAGAAGGTAAAAGATATTTCCTACAGAATCTAGCCGAATATCAGCAATGCCTGGATAAGATCACAGACATGCTTGCTTCCGGTCCAATTCAAAGTGGAATGGATGCTGTATCTGGAGAAGATATCTTCGGTGGAGTAGAAGGCGGTGGTGGAGAGTTTCCTGGAGAAGAAGGAGGCGCATCAGGAGCAGAAGCTGGAGCTGAAGCCGGTACTGAAGCAGGAGCCGAAGAAACACCAGCAGGAGGTGAAGAAGATGTATTTGCAGGAGTATAATGAATCTCATAGACAAGATACTTACAGAATGGTCATGGAGAACTGCCAAAGGTTATCCTGATATCAACTCTCAAGAAGACCTAGACATCCTTTGGGAAGCACTAGGTATCGATCTTGAAGAAGCTTATACATTCTTTCCTAAATCAGTCGATGAACTAGAAGATGATAAGTTAGAAGCTCTTTTAACAATCGTTAAAGAGTACCCTAATCTTAAGATGGAAGATCCAATCGCCATCGATCCTAACAAACCAAACTTTCCTAAGATCTCTCGCTCATTAAGTAGAGATAATCGCTTTATCGAGTACTTACAAGATAAATTAGGAGTAGAGGTAGATCCTATGAAAAGCATCAAATGGAATGGCTTGACTATTAACTTTGGTGAAGGATCAAGAGGAGGTAGAGGAGCTGCTTCTAAAGGATTTTCTTTTGAGAAAGAACTAGAACAGGATCTTAACAACTACAAAGAAGGCGCAAAAGAATTCCAACACCCAGATCTGACTAAAGAGATTGTAGATCAATTTAACTTATCTCCTGATAACTTTAAAGTTGTACCGGAAGGTGGTGAGAATAAGCCAAGACCCCTAGTATTTACCGACAACGGCCCTATTATTAGCCACTCAGGAGAGTCTATTGCAGCCACATTAACTGATCTTACTTTAGATAAAGACGGTTCTCCAATCTACCTATCTCTTAAGTTTGGTAACACGTTAACATTCTTTAACTCAGGTGTCGCTAAAATATTTACTCCGGAAGATTTTCAAGACGGTAAGATTGATAATGCTCAAGGAGCATCCTTATTAGAGACATTTGGTATTGATAACGAGATCTTCTGTAAAATATTTAACGAGTACGGTAAAACAGACTTTACTCAATACCATGAAACTGTCACAGATTACGATCAAGATAAACTGTATAACCTAGTTCGTTCAGGTATCGGAAGCGGTTACTGGATGGTAAAAGGAGGTAAAGGAAAGTACTCTTTCTTTGAAGTTACTGATGAGTTTGCTAAGAAAGCTGCTACTCCGCAAGGAGGTATTACAATCTTATATGGCGGTGATACAGGTAAAGGAAAGAGAATTGATATTAAATTCGAATCAGAATACTATACCTTCAAACTGAATATTAGAAATAAGCAAGGTAAGCTTTATCCATCTCACATTATGTGTGACTATGTAAGAAAGTAAACATTATATATTTATATAAAAGTTATGAATAAACTACCGTACTTAATAGCCCTCATTGCCATTATTATTGCAGCAATGTATGCTACGGGATTGTATAACCCGTACAAAGCAGCTTATCTACAGGAACTAGATGACCAGAAGAAAGCTAGCGAGGCTAGAGAGTTAGAATTAGTTAAACGTATTGACTCATTAGCTTTTGCAGCCGGCTTACTACAAGCACAGGCTGATTCTATTGAGAACGCTTTAGATATCGAGGAAGCAAAACGTAAAAGAGAAAGAGATGCATACAATAAAAAAATTGCTGAGCTTAGCAGGCTTTCTGTTGATAGCCTTCCCGGCTACTTCGCAAAGCGTTACGGTCGTTAACGGAGATACCCTAGTATGTCTTCCTGCTCACATGACCAGGCTGGTTATTGCTGATTTAGAAGCTGGTGACTTTTGTATTAAAGAAAAAACTAGCTTAGAAAAGAGCATTGAAGATTATAAAAAGCTTACCGAAACCAATAAAACTCAGATCAACAACCTACAACAGAGACTAAACAGCTACGATAACCTTTTTGCTGAAAAAGAAAAACAGATTGATTTATGTGATAAAAAAGTAGATGTGTTAGAAAAAGAAAAAAAGTCTAAATTCTGGTCAGGTGTTACCTTCGGGGCAGCTGGAGGCGCTCTAGCAACAGTACTACTACTATTATTATGAGTGAACAGCAGAATGTTAAGCAGATAGTAATACAAGAATACGCAAAGTGTGCCAAAGACCCGGCATATTTTATGCGTAAGTACTGCTATATTCAGCACCCTCAAAGAGGACGTATACTATTCAACCTTTACCCATTCCAGGACAAAGTACTTTATTTATTCAGAGATCATCAGTACCTAATTACTCTTAAGTCAAGGCAGTTAGGTATCTCAACTTTAGCAGCAGGCTATTCATTATGGTTGATGCTCTTCCACAAAGACAAGAACGTACTAGCTCTTGCAACCACACAATCTACTGCACGTAACCTTGTAACCAAGGTTCAATTTATGTACGATCAGCTTCCTAGCTGGTTAAAATTAAAAGCAGTAGAGAAGAATAAACTCTCACTAAGACTTACTAACGGCTCTAGAATAGCAGCTAAATCATCTAACTCAGATGCTGCTCGTTCAGAAGCTGTATCTTTACTCTTAATTGATGAGGCTGCGTTCATTGATAATATTGATGAAACGTTTGCAGCCGCTCAACAGACCCTTGCAACCGGTGGTCAATGTATGGCTCTATCAACTCCTAACGGAATTGGTAACTGGTTCCACCAGACCTGGGAAAAAGCAGAAACAGGTGAAAACTCCTTTGTTCCTATTAAACTACCTTGGACTGTGCACCCTGAGAGAAATCAGTCATGGAGAGACCAACAAGACAATGACCTGGGTCCTAGAATGGCAGCACAGGAATGTGACTGTGACTTCTTATCATCCGGTGATACAGTATTTGAACCAGAAGATCTAATCTTCTATGAAACTACAGCACAGCAAGACCCTCTAGAGAAAAGAGGTGTATCAGGTGACTACTGGATATGGGAATACCCAGATTATATGAAGTCCTATATGGTTGTAGCCGACGTCGCTAGAGGTGACGGACAGGACTATTCTACCTTTCACATATTCGATGTTGAAGCAGCTACTCAAGTAGCAGAATTTAAAAGCAAAGTACCTCCTAAGGAATTTGGTAACATGTTGGTAGGAGTAGCGACTGAGTATAACAATGCAATGTTAGTAGTAGAAAATGCTAACATCGGATGGTCTACTATCGAACAGATTATTGAAAGAGAGTACCCTAACCTTTACTACTCATCAAGATCAGAGCAAGATACTGTAGAGACTTATATGAATAAGATGGAACGAGGAAACTTAGTTCCTGGCTTTACAATGTCTATGCGTACTCGTCCTTTAGTTATTGCTAAGATGATGGACTACGTAAGAGAAAGATCTGTAACCATTAAATCTCAGAGACTCTTAAAAGAGATGAGAGTATTTGTATGGAAGAACGGTAAAGCACAAGCACAGACTAGCTATAATGATGACTTAGTAATGGCCTTTGCTACCGGACTATACGTCAGAGATACAGCATTAAGACTAAGACAACAGGGAATAGATCTATCAAGAGCATCCTTATCTGCTATGGGAAACCTAAATCAAAGACAAGGAGCCGCGTATTCAGTTGGAAATATGCAAAATAATCCGTATACTATAGATACTCCACATGGCCAAGAGGATATATCTTGGTTACTGTAGTAGTACTATTTATAATTAAACTATTTTTGAATGGCTGATACTTCTTTATTTGGTAGATTACAGAGACTTTTCTCTACCGACGTAGTAATTCGTAACGTAGGCGGCAATCAGCTGAAAATCGCCGATGTTAACCATATTCAAAGTACCGGTCGCTATGAGACAAACTCTTTAGTAGACCGTTTCTCTCGTCTATACATCTACAACAATAAGAATATTTTTAATCCTAACCTGAACTATCAGACGTTAAGAATTCAATTATATTCGGATTATGAAGCAATGGATACAGATCCAATTATCGCTTCTGCATTAGATATTCTAGCCGACGAAGCATGTCTTAAAAACGATGTAGGAGATATCCTTACCATTAAGACATCAGATGAGAATATTAAAAAGATTCTAACTAACTTATTTTACGACGTTCTTAACATCGAGTTTAACCTCTGGTCTTGGACTCGTAATATGGTTAAGTACGGTGACTTCTTTTTAAAGCTAGAGATTGCTGAAAAGTTCGGCGTATACAACGTACTACCTTATACTGTATATAGTATGGTACGTCATGAAAGCCAGGATCCAGACAATCCTGCTAAAGTACAATTTACTATTGACCCAGACGGAATTGCCTCTTCTACCGATCCAAACTATATTCCTAGACATAAGGACAAAGTAATACTACTGGATAACTACGAGGTAGCGCATTTCCGTTTATTATCAGATACTAACTACCTACCTTACGGACGTTCTTATATCGAGCCTGCTAGAAAGATCTTCAAGCAGTTAACTCTTATGGAAGATGCGATGTTAATTCACCGTATCATGAGAGCTCCTGAGAAGAGAGTATTCTATGTTAACGTAGGTCAGATCCCACCAGCTGAAGTTGAGCAGTTTATGCAAAAGACTATCAACGGTATGAAGAAGACTCCGTACGTTGATCCTCAGACCGGTCAATACAATCTGCGCTTCAATATGCAGAATATGATGGAGGATTTCTACATCCCTGTTAGAGGTGGAGATGCCACTACTCGTATCGATACTACAAAAGGTTTAGAGTACGACGGTACAAATGACGTGGAATACCTTAGAGACAAAATGTTTGCCGCACTCAAAGTACCTAAAGCATACTTCGGGTATGAAGGCGATTTACAAGGTAAAGCGACATTGGCTGCGGAAGACATTCGTTTTGCTAGAACAGTAGAACGCATCCAGCGCATACTTGAATCAGAGTTAACTAAGATCGCTTTAGTACACCTTTATACTCAAGGTTATAAGAATGAAAGCTTAACTAATTTTGAGCTTAAACTAACCACTCCTTCTATCATTTACGAGCAAGAGAAGATTGCTCTTATGAAAGAAAAGATTGATCTAGCCTCTCAGATGGTAGAAAGCAAGATGTTCTCTACAGACTATATCTATGAAAGTATCTTTAACTTATCAGAAGATCAGTACAACGAACAGAGAGATCTAATCAGAGAAGACAGTAAGAGAGCCTTTAGAGTCGCTCAGATTGAAAACGAAGGTAATGACCCAGCTAAATCTGGAGTTACTTACGGTACACCTCACGACCTTGCTTCTATGTACGGTAGAAGAGGAATGGACACTCCTAAGATGCCTGTAGGATATGATGAAGGAAATCCTGAAGGAAGACCTCAAATACATGCTTCTACTTATGGAACTCAAAATAGCCCATTTGGTAGAGATGCTCTAGGTCAACATGATATGCATGGTGGCTACGATAATGAGGAAGATTCTACTATTAATGTAGCTGAAGACACACAAGCTAGCAGTGTTATAACTAAATCAGTGTTCTATCAAAACCAAGATATCTTCAAACCTAAGAAGAGCTTAATCTTTGAGAAAAAAGAAGAACCGCAATCAAGTTTGCTTGATGAGAGCAATATTAAAGATTTAGGGCAGTAACATATATTTATATTAGTAGAATAGCATACTCATGAAAATAAAGCATTCGAAGTACAAAAACACTGGATTGATCTTTGAGCTGCTGGTAAAGCAGATCGCTGCCGATACTCTGTCCCGTAAAGACTCGCCGGCCGTTAAGATCATGAAGAAGTTTTACACAGGTAAGACCTCTTTAGTCCGTGAATTTAAATTGTACGAATATATCCTTAAAAATAAAGGAGTAAGTCAATCCAAAGGAGAGACTATTGTTTCCACTATTATTGAAATTTCTCGTAAGTTAGAAAGAGAGACAATCAAGAAACAGAAGTATGATCTTATCGCTGAGATTAAAAACAGCTACGACCTCGATGAGTTCTTCTCTATGAAGGTAAGAGATTACAAAGCTCTAGCTGCTCTATACTGCTTAATGGAAGCACAGAATGCTGACTTAGCTGACCCACAGACTTTAGTGGACAATAAAATGACTGTATTAGAGCATTTAACTGAATCTAAGCAAAACGAAGAGGACGTTAAAGATGCTTTAGTTGAAGAATATGCAAAGTATGATAAGGATCTTAGAATGCTTACATACAAGATTTTACTTGAGAAGTTTAACGGCGAATATGCCAACCTACTTCCAGAACAGAAAGCTATCTTAAGAGAGTTTATTACTGCTTCCGAATCTCAAGTAAAACTTAGAACAATGATTAACGAGGAGCTTGAAAAAATTGGCCTTGCTGTCGAGAAGATGAAGACTAAGGTTAGTAACGATATCGCTAGAATTAAACTAGACGAGGTTGCTAAGACTATCAAGCCCCTTTCAAAACAAACTCGTATTAACGATACCCACATCGTAAACCTACTACAGTATTACGACTTAGTTAACGAGCTTAATACCTTATGAAAAGAAGTGAAGTAGCAGAACTATTAAGAGAGTATGTTAGAGAACAACTCTCAGAAATGAACACTACTGGTGCAGTAGGAGCATATCAAACTCCTAATGCTTTTTCAAAAGACGATCGCGATAACTTAGCCACTAAGTTTATGGCTAAAATGGGTTTCAAGAAGACACAACGACCAAAAAGACCTTCTAGCACTAAAATGGTAGACTACAGACAATGAAAACATTACAAGAGAAATACAACGCTGTCGCCGAAGGTAGCTTCGCGAAATCCCAATTTGTTAGAGATGCTAGTATGCAACTACCTAACCTTATCTCTAAGGTTAATAGCTACGATGATACTGTAAATATTCTCAAGAATAGAGGTATGATTGCTGAAGCTAAGATGCAAGAACCTAAATACTCTACAGCTAAGCCTGAGGATGCAATTGCTCCTGATGTATTAGATACAGGTATCAAATTTGAGCTTGATAAAAAATACGGTACTTTAGACGTTACCCCAGAGCAATATGAGAAATGTAAAGCAATAGCTGTTAGTAACCTAACTAAAGACGTACTATACTACGTTAAGCAAGATAGCGTTCAATTAGAGGCTCCAGGAGAGAAAATGGAGAAGGTAGTAGTTAAAGAAGAAGTTAGCGAGATGGGTAATGAGCCTGTAATGCTAAACAAAGCTTTAATCACTCAACTACTTAAAGACTTTTTAGCTGATGCTGATCCTAGGGATGAAGTTGCTAAAGCTTATGTAGCTTCTGTAATGAGAGACTTTAAATCAGGAGATCCTTCTAGAACAACTCAATATGCCACTTGGCAGTCAATGGACGATCTAGAGGACGACTTCAATGATTATATGGGTCAAAGAATGGATGAAAAGAAAGACGACTCTTTAGAAGAAGAATTGCCTGGTGAGAATCCTTTAAAGTTTAAAGAGGCTGATGCCTTCGATCCAACAAAGTTCTACATTAAGGATTTAAAGTCCGGAAGAATTCTAAACGCTGTTAGTGTACAGGGGAGTAAATTAATCTCATATTACGACACTGAGGCCGATGCTCAAGCACAGGCAGACTGGATTACCCGCTGGGAAGGAGACCCAGGTAGATTTGTAGTACTATCAGGCGACGAAGCTAAAGATCAAGTAAACAAGCAGACAGGCGTAGAGCAAGGCGACTTAGAAGAGCTTTTTGGAATGGGCGGCGGTAAAGTAGCAGATGCTGAACTTATTACTAAGCTTACTATAACTAACTTCCGCGATGTTGCACCGGTAACAGATATAAGCAGATTAGGTTTAAAACCAAACGAATACGCAATTAAGGATGTGGATAATAACAACTTCGTTGTTTACCTAAAAGGATTAAATCCTCAAGGAGGAGCTATTCCAAACAAGTTTAGAGATCAGAAAACTGCACAAGCAATTCTTAACTCTTTATTAAAGACTAATAACGCATTAGGAATGAATAAGCTTTCCAAGAACTTACAAGTTGTATCTGGAGGCGGAGCAGTAAACGAACAACAGCTTAAAGAGTTATTCAAGAAGATCATTACTAAAGTAATTACAGAGTAACCATGGCAAACGTATTAGTAGAATATACCCCATTTAAGTCCGTCCTTAGAGAATCTAAGGAAAGACCGGGCGTATTCGAAGTTGAAGGCGTAATGCAGAGAGCAGGAGCACAAAACCAGAATGGCAGAGTATACGATAAAAAAGTCCTTCTTAGAGAAGTTAACAACTACATGGAGAACTTTGTTAAGGTGGGCAATGCTTATGGAGAACTAGATCACCCAGAATCTCCAATTGTATCTCTAAAGAATGCCTCCCACGTAGTTAAAGATCTATGGTGGGATGGAGATGATTTATGCGGTAGAGTAGAACTACTTAATACTCCATCCGGGAATATTGTAAAAGAAATTATTAAAGGTGGACACACCATCGGTATCTCTTCTAGAGGTACTGGATCTGTTAAACCTACAAACGAAGGATATTTAGAAGTTCAAGATGACTTCGAGTTAGTATGTTGGGATTTCGTTTCCAATCCATCTACTCACGGAGCATTTATGAACCCTATTTCATTGAACGAAGGAGCTGTAAAGCAAGATAAGTATGGTAAATTAGATTCCATTCTTAACGATATCTTAAGAGCTTAATTATTAAATTTTATTTGTTATGACATCACAAGAGTTATTTGACAAGATTGCTGAGCATTTTGCTACCATGCAATCAGAACACGAAAAGACAACCAAAGCTGCTCACTCTAGAGCTAGAAAGGCAGCCGGTGAGATCAAAAAATTGATCACTGAATACAGAAAAGCCTCAACAGCTGAAGACAAAGCCTAATCATGGGTAAGTATCAGAAAGAGAATCAAAAGCCTCTTAGCAGAGCTTCTAAGATGAAGAGAAGCAAGAGAGTGCAAGCCAATCATCAAGTGATGAAAAAATTGGAACAAAGCATTTAAGAAGCCTGCTACCTTAGGCGCCCCGCTCCGGCGGGGTTTTTTTTTGTTTTTTAGTTTCCGGATGTATTTATATATGAATATATCGTCACATACGGTATCTATACTATAAAAATTTTATTACGTTTGACCGCTCGGTCACAATTAAACGTAGAAATCACAAGTTAACATTATGGCTAACAAAGATTTATTCAAGCAGGCTATTGCTGATGCTAAATCTATTCGTGAAGCTGCTATCACTAACGCAAAACTTGCTTTAGAGGAGTCGTTAACTCCACAGTTAAAAGAGCTTTTAGCTCAACGTTTAGCTGAGATGGAAGAAGAAGCAGAGAACCAAGAGGTTCTTGCTGAGGCTGAAGTTGAAGAGACTGAACACATGGAGGAAGGTGACTACACGGAAGAAGAAGTAGCGGAGGCTGAAGAAGCTGAAGAAAAAGAGGAAGAAGAAGGCGAAGAAGCTGGTGAAGAAGAAGCTGAGAACGACTCTGAAGAATCAGAGGACGAAGCTGAAGAAGATCTAGAGGTTGAAGACATGACTGTCGAAGACCTAAAAGACCTAATCCGTGATATCCTTTCTCAGGAAATAGGTGACATGGAAGAGCCAGCAGGTGAAGAAGGTGATGAGGAAGCTGAGGATATGGTAGGCATGGATATGACTGCTGAACCTGAAGCTGAAGCCGGAGAGGAAGAAATCAACCTCGACGAACTCATGGCTGAATTAGCTGCTATGGCTAACGAAGAAGAAGTAGTTGCTGAAGAAGAAATCGAAGAGACTATCAACGATCCAGAAACTGAAACTGCTCACGGTAACGTAGCAGAAGAAGAAGAAGACACTATGGAAGAAGGAGCAATGGATAAGATCAAGCAATTAGTTGCTAAGATGCAGCAAAATGCTAAAGAGGGTAAACCACTTATCGATGACGAGTTCTTCAAGTTCGTAGATAAGTTAGACAAACTAGACCCAGGTACTGTTACCTCTGGTATGGCTAAGTCTGGTGCTGGTAGAACTTCTTCTATTGGTGAAGCTGAGGAATTAGCTGAAGCTCTAGAGACTATCGAAACTCTTCGCAAAGATCTTAACGAAGTAAACTTACTAAACGCTAAGTTACTTTACGTTAATAAGGTATTCAAGGCTAACACCCTTACTGAATCACAGAAAGCTACAGTTATTGCTGCTTTCGACAAAGCTGAGACAGTTAAAGAAGTTAAGCTTGTTTTTGAAACGGTTAGCGAAAACATTCCTTCTGGTAAAAAAGAAGTAGTTAAGGAAGCCAAGGGCTTTGCTTCAGCTGCTGTAGGAACATCTGACAAACCAGAAGTAATTGCTGAAGCTAATCAGGCTGTATTACGCATGCAAAAACTTGCAGGAATTATTAAATAACTTTAAATCCAAAATTTATCATGGAATTAAATTCTCTATTAAACGAGTCAGCTCAAGGCTTCAAGAGCTTACAAGCTGACGCAACTCGTTTAGCTGATAAGTGGTCTGCTACAGGCTTACTTGAGGGCTTAAACAACGAGATCGAGAAAAATAGCATGGCTATGATCCTCGAAAACCAAGCTAAGCAGCTTGTAAACGAAATGAACTCTACTGGTGGCGGTGCTATCGGTACTGCTACAGCTAACGCTGAGCAATGGGCTGGTGTTGCTTTACCACTTGTGCGTAAAGTATTCGCTCAGATCTCTGCTAAAGATTTCGTTTCTGTTCAACCAATGAACCTTCCTTCTGGCCTAGTATTCTATCTTGACTTCAAGTATGGTAACGGTGTTAACGGTCGTACTCTAGGTGACAACCTTTACGGTAACGTTTCTACTGCTAACAGCAAAATGACTGTTGATCTAGAAGTTGCTGGTGGTCTTTACGGTGCTGGACAATTCGGTTACACAATCAACCCAGTTGCTACTGCATCTCTAGCTATCACAGCTGGTACTGCTACTTCAGCTTCTGTTGGCTACCAAGACGGTGTTAACCCAGCTGAATTCAAGACTTACGCAATCACTTTTGCTCAAGACATTGATACTAAAGGTGTTCGTGCTTTCCGTCTTTCTTCTGGTTCTGCCGCTTACGGTGCCGCTAGCGACATCACTACACACCCAGAATTCACTACTGTATCTGGTAACACAGTTACTTTCGTAGTTTCTGGTTCTGCTGTAACTGCTGCTAACTTAACTGACGCTGCTGCTGTATTCCACCTTCAGCCATCTGACAACACTCGTGGTGATTTCGAATTCACTGACGGTGTAGGTGATACAACTCCAGTTATCCCTGAGATCAACGTATCTCTTGCTTCTGAAGCTATCGTTGCTAAGACTCGTAAGTTAAAAGCACAATGGTCTCCAGAATTCGCTCAAGATCTTAACGCTTACCACAGCATCGACGCTGAGGCTGAGTTAACTTCTCTTCTTTCTGAGTATATCTCTATGGAAATCGATCTCGAGATCCTTGATATGCTTATCCAAGATGCAGTTACTACTGAGAAGTGGTCTGCTGAGAACAACAAGATCTGGGCAAACGGTGCATGGCAGACTACTGCTGTAGCTGATTTCTACAACACTCAAGGTCAGTGGTTCCAAACTCTTGGTACTAAGATCCAAAAAGTGTCTAACAAGATCCACCAGAAGACTTTACGTGGCGGTGCAAACTTCCTAGTAGTTTCTCCTTCTGTTGCTACTATCCTTGAGTCAATTCCTGGATATGCTGCCGAGACTAACGGTGACAAGATGGACTTCGCAATGGGTGTTCAGAAAGTAGGTTCACTTAACTCACGCTTCCGTGTTTATAAGAACCCTTACATGACTGAGAACGTTATCCTTATGGGTTACAGAGGTAGCCAGTTCCTAGAGACAGGTGCTGTTTATGCTCCATATGTACCATTAATGATGACTCCATTAGTATACGATCCTAAGAACTTCACTCCAACGAAGGGTATTATGACTCGTTACGCTAAGAAGATGATCCGTCCTGAATTCTACGGTAAGATCTGGGTTTCTGACCTAGCTACTGTTTAATTCATCCTTACATAGGAAAATTTGAGGGGGCCTTCGGGCCCCTTCTTTTTTTATCGTATATTAGTTATAAATCTATTTATACAATATAAACCAACGTTACGAATATATGAGTTCGAATCACCACGAAGACGAGATCTTCAAAGCTAAGAGACGACCAAAGAACCCAATTAAGTTTAATATTTCTCTCAACGATGAACAGAAAGCTGCGAAGGAAGTTATACTCACTAATCCCGTCACCGTTCTACGTGGTATGGCTGGAAGTGGTAAGACTTTGGTGGCAGTTCAATGTGCGCTTGACCTCTTATTCACGAAACAGGTCAACAAGATTATCATCACAAGACCAACAGTGGCTAAAGAAGACATTGGCTTCCTCCCAGGAGACATCCGCGAAAAGATGGACCCCTGGCTTGCACCGATTTATCACAACCTATACCTCCTATATTCGAAAGAAAAAATCGACAGGGAAGTAGAAGAAGGTAATATTGAAATCCTTCCATTCGCTTTTATGAGGGGCCGTACTTTCGTTGACACATTTGTTATTGTTGATGAAGCACAAAACGTTACTCATACCCAGATGGAAATGGTCTTAGGTAGATTAGGTAGAAATAGCTGGATGGCTATTTGTGGAGACATCGCTCAGATCGATTTACGAGATAAAAGGCAAACTGGCTTCTCGTTCTTGAATCGCTTAGAAGAGAACGTTAAAGGCTTTAGGGTTGTAACGTTATTACAAAATCATAGACACCCTATTGTCGAACCTATACTTAATGTATACCAAACATTCAGGGATTAAAAGCAGAGTTACTATTTATATATAAACTCGAACTATGGCTGATATCGCAATCTGGGAAGGCTCATCTCAATTTCAAGCCGGACAGACTCCATTCGCATTCTATGACACAGATGCTGACTTTATAGCTGATGCTGATAAGGTAGCTAAGTTTTGTGCACAGAGATTGGGGTATCCATTGATGGATGTAGAGCTACAATCTGGTTCTATCTATGCCTGCTTTGAAGAAGCAGTAACCACTTACGGTAACGAAGTATTTCAGTACAAGATTAGAGAGAATTACCTATCTATGGAAGGTGATTCATCAGCAACATCGTATAATAGTAAGTTAATAGAAGGATCTTTAGGTAGAGTTATCGAAATTACTGAAAACTACGGTACTGAAGCAGGAGTTGGCGGTAATGTTACCAAATACTCAGGATCTTTACCGGTTTCTGGTGGAATTCAGAACTACGACTTAGATGCTTGGGCGACTTCACAAGGAATTACCGGCGGAATTGAGATCAGAAAGGTATTTTATGAGTCTCCACCGGCAATCCTACGTTATTTTGACCCATATGCCGGTACAGGTACAGGTATTCAGTCACTAATGGACGCTTTTGACTTTGGATCATTCTCTCCAGGTGTAAACTTCCTGTTAATGCCTGCTTCTTACGACATTTTAAAGGTTCAAGCCATCGAATTTAACGATCAGATCAGAAGATCAGCATATTCCTTTGAAGTAATCAATAATCAGCTTAAATTATTCCCTGTACCTAAGCAAAGTGGACGTATTTGGTTCGAATATTTTAAGAAAACTGAGAAGAAAGGTGCAGTTAAAGACAGTTCTTCTGGGTTAATCACCAATGTAGGTGAGGTGCCCTATGATAATGTTACCTATAGTACTGTAAACTCAGTAGGAAGACAATGGATTTACCGTTATACGCTAGCTCTCACTAAAGAACTCCTAGGGTACATTAGAGGTAAGTACCAACAGATCCCTGTACCGGGCTCAAACACAGGACTAAACCAAGCAGATCTACTTACAGATGCAAGATCTGAAAAGATATCCTTACTTACTGAACTAAGAGAGATGTTAGATCAAACGTCTAAGAAAGCTCAACTAGAAAGAAAGGCTGACGAATCAGACAATCTTAAGAGAATTACTACTCAAGTACCAATGACAATCTTTATAGGATGATGAAACTAGGTAACATACTACTTGAAGAGACATATAAGATGTTTAGAACTTATATGTACATTGAATTTGATGACGCTGATATGGATGTATCAACACTGGCTAATATTATTCGCGGTCTACCGCAGGTAGCTGTTATCAATAATAAGTCTGATAAAGAAGATCCTAGACCTAGAGCTCTATTTAGTGTAAAGATCTCTACTACTAAACCACCTATGGAAGCATTTCAGATGCTACAGAAGGATGTAATGACTAGAATCTCAGAAGTAAAAAAGTGTCAAATCTCAGAACGCCACGTAGAGGAGGTTAACTTATGAGTATATTCGGTAGTCAAAGAGATTTCGGTTTAATTAAAAAGATGAACCGTGCTCTGCTCAGAGATATTATTGAGCAGGAGGTTGGCTATTATAAAATTTCTCTCAATGAGACTCAAGCTAACATTTACGGAGAGTCTAGCGAAAAGATTTATTATAGTCCTGTTTTAATGCAATGTTTGATTACTAGAGGAGATCAGATTTATACCGTAGATGAGTTTGGTCCTGATTTAGGACGTCAATTATCGTTTGCATTTTTAAGAGATGATTTAGTAGATCAAAATCTTGTGCCTGAGGTAGGGGATATTATTATGCTAAGTGAAAACTACTATGAAGTAGATGTGGTAAGAGAGAATCAATTCTTCTTCGGTAAAGATAATAATTACAATTACGGAAGAACTGATGCGTACGGAGCTAGTATTTCTATCGTTTGTGATGCTCACCTAACAAGAGTAGATAAGCTCAACATAACTCAGGTAAGACCATGAAGCTAGTAGATATTATATACGAAGAAAATGCTCTTGGTTTTAAGACAACTAAGACTAATGTAGACCCAGAGACCGGCCAAGTTACCTGGGATGTAGAATACACTCCGTTAGTTAAGATTGACGGAGAGCTTGAAAAACTTGCTATTGAATTAGAGAGTGCTACAAAGAAGCATCCTGAAGATGAAAAACTACAGCAATACAACGAGCTGTTTAAGAACTTTAAGAAAGCGTTTAGATCACACGTTACTAAACACTACCGTAAATAATGGCGCAGTATAAAAGAAACAAACCAACACCGAAAACCCAATCGGAGTTAGCACGTGAGCAAATACAAGCTTACGATGCTACGAGAGGTACTGTGCCTGCTTCTACAAAATTAAACAGAGAGAATCAATTATCATTAAAAGACGATACGGTTAAATTACCTACCGTTACTTTTAAAGATATTGACGAAGCTATTGTTTACTACTTTAAAAACATTATCAAACCATCTGTTATTCAGAATGGCTCTAAGCTAGATGTACCTATTATCTACGGCTCACCTGAAAGATGGGCATCTGCACAGAAAGATGGCTTCTATAGAGACAAAGACGGTAAGCTTCAAGTGCCGTTAATCATGTTCCGTAAAAGTAACATTGAGAAGAATAGGTCATTAGGTAATAAGTTAGACGGTAACGAAGTTAGTAACTTTGTTATTTACGAAAAGAAGTATTCCAAGAGAAACATCTACGATAGATTTTCCTTAATTTCTAATCGTCAACCATCCAAAGAACTTTACGGAGTTGTAATACCAGATTACGTTACAGTAACCTACCAATGTATTATCTATACTGATTACGTAGAGCAGTGTGATAAACTGATTGAAGCTTTAAACTTTGCTTCTGATTCATACTGGGGTGATAAAGAGCGTTACCGCTTTAGAGCGAGAATTGATTCCTATACTCCTACCATTGAGATGGCTCAAGGAACAGATAGAGCAGTAAAAGCTACATTTAGCTTAGTGCTCCACGGATATATTATCACAGATACTTACAACCGCGATAAAGCTAACCTTAAGAAATTCTACTCTAAGGCTCAGGTTAACTTTGGATTTGAGACTGTAGGAGATTTAGAAACGTTAACAGCAGCATCTAGAACACCTCAAGAAGCAGCTCCGGCTAGATTCTTTGACAGTCAGATTGGTGCATTCCAACCACCACCAGGAACAGGAGGTATGACAGGAGCAGAGATTACATTTATTAGCTTAAATACAACAGCTATAGCTGATACAGTTACCAGTAATAAAGCTACATTTAACAGCCGTACTATTGCTACAGCACCTTCAGGTTTTACTATTTCTGAAGCAAGCTTCCAAGTGTACGTTAATGGTATATTAATCCCAACCACTCAGAGAACAACATCTCAAGTAGGAGCTAACATTGAAGTACTCTTTGATACCAACGCAATTCAGTACGAAATGCTACCGGACTTTGAAGTTATATTAGCAGGTAAGTTTACATAATATGGCACGAGTTCACCTATCACAATTAAACCCTTCTGGTTCGCTAAACATCACAGGTAGTTTTAGCGTAGCTGGTCAATCTGTATTCTACCAGACCGATAGCGCAATAGCAGCATTGATAGTATCAGGAGCCATGGAGATTGTTAAATCTACTCTAGCAGCACAAGCTGTTTCCGGTTCACTTTCTATTCAAGGCCTCGGTACTCTTGCAGATACTGGATCAAGAGAGACCATCGATCTCGGTACAGATGACTTTTAATTAAAATACATATAAGGTTAGGAGCCGGCTTATCGCCGGCTTTCCTATTTATTATAGTCTTACATAAGACAACCCGGTATATACCTTCAAAACGTTACCATACATATGGCTCAAACATTAAGACTGAAGCGATCCTCCGTCCCAGGAAGAGTGCCGACCACGGCCACTCTACAGACTGGTGAGATTGCGATAAATACAGCCGACGGCTTAGTGTACATCCGTAAGGATGACGACACTATTATTCCGTTATTAGGAGCCAATACCACTGTTACCGGCAGTGTCGTACTATTAGGTAGCATAGAAGCCACTTCCTTTACTGGATCTTTTAATGGTCCGATTAACGGTACGTTAAGCAAGACTGTAGGAAGTGGGAACGGTATCGTATCTTTCTTATTTGACGGTTCAGATAATGTTACTGTAACTTTAGATACAGGATCTGATCATTTTAGAAACGCTGTAATCGATCTGATCGATACAAATGCTCCTAGCATTATAGCTCAAGATACAACAGGCCCAGGCGGTATTGACTTATCTTATAACTCAAACACAGGAGCATTAAGCGGTTCACTTTTATACTCAGACATACAGCTAGGATCTACCACTATTCAGCTAGGTAATTCTGCTGCTGCTGTATCAGGATTTACTGTTACAGGATCATTTAGAGGTAATGTAGAAGGTACTGCTAGCTGGGCAAATAATGCAGTAGACGCAATCTCAGCTTCTCACGCTCTAATAGCAGATCAGGCAATCTCTGCTTCGTTTACAACTACAGCATCTTATTCTGCTTTTACTTCGCAAGCATTAAGCTCCTCTTATGCTAATTTTGCTAGTCAAGCTTTAAGCTCATCTTACGCTACTACAGCATCGTATGCTAACTTTGCCTCTAACGCCCAGAGCGCATCCTACGCCACCACAGCTTCATATGCTAATTTTACATCAAATGCTGAAAGCTCTTCATACGCTCAATTTACAACATATGCTCAAGACGCAGTCTCAGCTTCTTATGCAGCAACAGCTTCTTCAGCTAATGATTTCTTAGTAAGAGGAGACCTGAATGTAGACGGTATTGTAACAGCGAGAGAATTTCATACAACGTTTGTTTCTGCTTCAATAGTATACTCTTCCGGTTCAACTAAATTCGGTGATACAGCAGATGATCTCCATGAATTCACAGGCTCTGTAGTAGTATCTGGATCTATAGATTCTAATGATATAACAATCGACCAGTGGGGTTCAGTATCTGCTTCATTAGCTAGTATATCCGCCAGTGCTTCAACTACAACATTACAGCAGGTAACAGATAACGGTAACTCTACTACTTTAGTAATAAGTGCCTCTAATCTAAACATTACAGATTTTCCTGACGTATCTGCTTCTTTAGCTGCTCTAGGAAATTATAACCTGCAAGACATAACAGATAACGGTAATTCTACTAACTTAGTAGTTAGTGCTTCTAACTTAAACATCTCAGGCTTCCCTGATGTATCTGCATCCTTAGCAGCGCTTTCTAGCTCACTAGTAACTAATTTTGCAACAGCTTCAAGCTACACATTACAGGATATTACAGATAACGGCAACGCTACTACTTTAGTAATTAGTGCTTCCAATCTTAATATCACGGACTTTCCTGATGTATCTAGTTCTCTAGCAGATCTATACGACACTTCAGCTAGTCTCGCTAGTGAATTAACTCTTGTATCAGCAACTGCTTCAGCAGCATATAACTACACCTTACAGGATATTACGGATAATGGTAATAGCACCAACTTAGTAATATCAGCTTCCAATCTAAATATTACTGGATTCCCAGATGTATCGGCTTCTTTAGCAGCATTAGAATCTAGCAACACTCTACAAGGAGTTACCGATAACGGAAACACAACAACCAACGAAGTAATCATTAACAACCAGTTACAGGTTAGTCAATCTATCTACTCTAAAGGAGAAGAAGTATTAGACTTTGCTGTAGCAATGGCAATAGCATTAGGATAAGATGGCAAATACATTTAAAAACAAAGTACTAGCAGCAATAGGTCCAGTAGCCGAAGGTTATACTGTTCCTGCTTCTACAACTACAACTGTAATCGGTATGGCAATTGCTAACCGTACTGCAGCTACTATCACAGTAGATGCTGAGGTAGTAGATACTTCTGCAGGTGTTACCGCATACTTACTTAAAGACGGTATTATTGCAGCAGGAGGAAGCTTAGTTGTTGTAGGAGGAGATCAAAAAGTAGTACTAGAAACTACAGATGTTTTACAAGTGGCTTCTAACGTATCTTCTTCAGCAGATGTAGTTATATCAATGATGGAAACAACCTAAGATAGATGAGCAATAAAACGTACATAGGTTTACATCCTAACAACCTTAACCGTACAGAGTACGGGCAAGTCGTTCTCTACGTTGAAGGAGAACCGGTTGCCTTTTTCTCCGGATCTCAGGATGTTATAATTAGCGGAAGCCTTGCTATTGAAGGTATCACAAACGTATCTGCTTCTATTGCTGCTGCAATAGGTCTAGATACCGGTAGCTTCATGATTACAGGCTCTGTAAACAACGATACTATTACGTTTACTCAAGGAGACGGCACTACATTTGATATTACTATCACTAGTGTTACATCTTCTATAAGTGCATCATTTGCTCAAAATACATTAAGCGCATCTTATGCTGCGACAGCATCGTCTGCTGATGCATTTTTAGTAAGACAGGACCTTACAGTACAAGGAATAGTAACAGCTAAAGAGTTTCACACTGAGTTTGTTAGTGCTTCAATCATCTACCAATCAGGGTCCACTAAGTTTGGCGATACTTCAGACGATACTCATGCATTCACAGGATCAGTCACCGTAACAGAAACTATATCATCTTCAGACGCATACATTAACGACTGGGGATCGATATCAGCTTCTTTATCTACTATTCAAGATGCAGCAAGTAGTGTATCACTAGAACAAGCAGCTGCTATTGGTAATACAATCACAGGTTCAAGCATCGGTATTGGAACAAGCTCTCCAACTAATACACTACATGTAGCAGCTAATAGTGATTACCCTGTTAAGATACAGTCTCTAAATATCACAGGAGATCCCTACTTAGAAGTAGGCGGCCAATCATTAAGAATTATCGACCCAGACGGAGGTGTTTTCAGTATATGGTTTGACAGTAACTCAGGAGCATCTCCAACTAGAATAATAACTTTTGGAGAAAATTCCTTTAACGTTACAGGCAGTGTTTCTGTAGGTCAAGATCTTAGCATTGGAACAATTACAAACGCTACAGTAGATACAGATAAATTTTTAGTATCTAACGGAGGCACTGTTGAATATAGAACAGGAGCACAGTTAGCTTCTGATATTGGAGTGCAACTTGCTGTACCTACTCTAGCACAAGTACTATCCTCAGGTAACACCTCCCCACTAGGTATGTCTGTAGGACCTATTACAGGCTCTGCTTTATCAATTATAAATAATGGTGGTATAAGCGGTACTTTATCTGTAGGACAATTAAAGATTGGCAATGTAAGTAACTATACTGTTGATCCTGATAAATTCTTAGTAGTAGATACCACAGGTAGTGTACTTTACAGAACAGGAGCTCAAGTACTATCAGATATTGGCGGTATTGGCTCTGGAGACC